GCTAAAGCCATAATTGTTTGTTCAGCACGTGAAGCACTGACACCAGTTCTACCTGACGAGCGAGCCTTGCCTAAGTTGACAATTTCCTGAATATTAGTTTGTTGCAACTGAAATGCAGTCTCAGCCTGTTGAGTTTCAAGCTCATAATCTGCACTACTAATATCTTGTCTATACTGGAGATTAGCTGCTGTATCACGTAAGAATTTATTTTTTTCAGCGTCAGCATCAGCAAATCGTTTGCTTTGTTGAGTTTCAAAATTACCAACCTGAAGTGCAGATAATTGAGCAGCAGTTGCAATAGCTTGCTCTTCACGTCTTAAGCCTAGTTCCTGCTCTTGGAACTGAAGCTGTTTAAAGCGATCCCCCAGAACTGTTTCACTATCCTTTAAAGCACGTTCTGCACCCTGCTGATTAAATGCAAGCTGGTTAGCGACAAGCTGTTGGTTTTCGTTATAAGCCTTAAGCTGTGCATTCATCTGAATGTCACGCTGCTTCATTTGGTCTATAAATTTAGACTTAGCTTGATCTTCCTGTAGCGCACGTGTTACGGTTGAAGTTTCAAATTCTCTTGCATTTTCATCAAGTGCAAATTCAAAATTTGCTATAGCGGAAGTATCTTGGTACCTTTTGATGTTTCGGTTTGCACTCTTGCTACCAGTCTTACCGGTCGTACCATATTCAATAGGAAGACTAGTTGTAACTGAAGGAGTGATAATTGATTGAAAGTTTCCCCCTGTCTCAATTCCTTCAGAAACAAGTTTTGTTTTTTGTTTTTTAGCCATTAAGCTCTCCTATAATTTTGACTAGAATATTTACCTTCCCATTGAGCAGAAGACAAAGAAACTATATAGGGGGTATCACTAAAAATTTGTAGATCAAACCCATTATTTTTTTGTAAGATTGGTACAGTAAAAAGTACGAGGTCGTTGATAGGTACACGATCGTATTTATACTGGTTCGTTTGAATTGTTGTAGCATTAAGAACAACCTCAGGTTGGTTTAAAGGTGTGACCTTAAAGGAACACATCGCAGACAAACCTAATGAAAATTTAATTCTATGGATGCTAAGAAAAGCAGATACATCGGATTTATTTTGTATCATAAAATACAAATTAGGCATATCAACTTTAAAATTTAATTTATATCCAACAAGCCAATCAAGGTCAGATAAATCTTTACCAAGGATAGCAAAGTAATCACCTTCACTATCAGTACCAGTAGTACAGTTTTGGAAAAAACCAGAGAAGGAAGATCCAGACGCTGCATCTTGAACTGCAATTGGTGTCAAAGACGGTATAATTTCAAATGGAATATAAATACGAGTTTCATCATTAACGTAACGCTTACCAGTAGCATAGTTAGACGTAGCTTTTGGATCAGCAATAAAGTCAAAAGAGGGGTTAGATTCTTTGATACTACCGGATGAAACTTGAGTACCTGTAGGGATAGTATTAAGTTGAGATGTTAACAAGGTAAGTTGAGTACCCTGTTTAGTGACAGCAAACATCTCATCGTTATCAGTTTCCATAAACTGAATATCACCAGGGAGTTCCCAGCTATACCATCCACGCATCAATAACTCTTGACCTTCTACATAGTTTCGATAGAAGTAAGCTTTACGTGCTGATTGATCATAAAGACCAATGAATGAGTTTTGCGTGTTAGAAAAAAGAGCATCAACAGTATTAGGAATATACTGTGTAACCTGTTTACCAATATCAGAGACAACAGGGTTAGCGTTTTGACCCTGTGTAACCATACCCAAAGTACGGCAATAGTCTGCAGTTTTATTTACAAAAACAATACTTGAACCCATATCCACAGGTGGTATAGATTCATCTATTTCGTAATTTGAAATGGATTTAATAACGGACTGAGACGGTGTCAGAACACCCGTATCAGAGAACAACATAAATTGCTGTTGTCTACTAAATAAAACAATGCCTTGTGTGACAGGCAAAGCTGCTGATAATTTGACAGGACGTAGACTTACACATGACAAATCAATTGGATCTGCATCAGATTGAACTTGAGCAGAAACTGAGAAGAAATTAAAAAAATCATCGGGTTGACTCATAATCACATTTTCATCAGACAATAAACCAAGACGGTTATTGCTAAAAAACAAGTGTGAAATTTTCTTACCAGTAAAAGATGCATTAGGGTTAGTAGTTAGATCACCAACCAAACGGTTTGTATAAGGACACGCTTCAAAAGTAAAGTTACCACTACTGTCTCGCCTTATACGATGTGGCAATGTACTAGCTGTATAGCCTAAAGTAATATTTGGTTGAGCAGATTCAACCCAAGTAGTACCGTTTGATTTAACATAGTAATCATCTTCAGCAGCACTAGTATTAGATACTTTGTAGTAAGCACCACTATTAGATGATGCGGCTGGTAGATCAGCTACGCTAGCAACAGTAGTAAAACTACTGCCAGGTGTTGTACCTGTAGTAGTTACTGCAATAGTTTTATTGACAATGAGTATTTGATCAAGACGTGAAACAACGTGAAAGTCATTAATATTGCCATTTAGATATGCTTGACCAGTCTGGTTACTAATTGTTTTTTCAGCACCAGTACTGACATTCCACAACTTTACGGTTTGGTTTTTAATAACACCTACAAAGGCTTCTGATGAATCGAACCGATAATAAAACCAGTGACCACTTGCATAGGTGGTAGCAGTATTAGAACCTAAATTAGACTTCCACTCAAACCCATTTCGTTTTACAAGTCCGAACGTTGGATCTAAGTAACCATTAACAATGTCTCGTACTTGACCGAGTGCTTTTTGATCATCTGGTTGTGTAGATACACCACCCAGGAAGTCAGGTATTTGTTGAGTGATGTTAGCCATTAGTAACGAGATAGTGCGGTATAAGGTTGATAGCTGGTATAGAAATTTCCACCTTCAGGATGTCCAAAGAATGTAAAGTCACCCTGACTACATTCGTATTCAAGTGCAACAGCTTTCTTTTCGGCTTCAATTCCTTTTAAAATAGTATATTGATTAGTATCACCAATTACTCTGTTTGAAAAAAGCGTAATAGCACGAGCTAGGATATAATCCTGAATAGGTTTTGGTAGATAAATATAATCATATAATTTTCGTACATCGCAATCAGGATCATAATCCCAATTGAAGGTATGCATTTGACGGTCATAAAGATACAAACCAGCAGGAGTGCAGTCAGCATCGTTTCTAACTACTGAGTTATGACTTGCATTGTTGTGATCGTTTGTAAGATCAATTTGGATAACATCAGCAGGAATAGCAATTCGTGTCTGTGTAACACCAGCAACAGTTACGTTAGTACGCGACTGTTTGACATGAAATTCAGTATTGAATGTCCATCCTTCTGCCTGCACCTCACGTGACACTCGTGTCAACGTATCAAAGGCAAGTGCAACTTCCGGGTTGGTTGCTTCTAATTGGTTAACAGGAGCTTGACTAACAGCCGCAAGCATCTCATTAACTGCATCTAATTGTTCTGTAGTTGGATTATTTGGAATTGTAGCCATGAGATACTTATAAGTAAAAAAAAGGGACCCCGAAGGATCCCTTGTGAATAAATAAAATTAGAATGCAGATGGAGCAGAAGCACCTACATACAGCTCGACGCTGGCTGCAGGGTTCAGATAATCCGCACCACAGGCAAGACGCCGAGCATCACGTCGCCTTGGTAAACCACACTTACGTCTCCACTGGTGACTTGCACCTGTGGTCCGATTGCTTCGACCATACCGGCAGCTTCCTTCTGGAAGATCAAACCACAAGACTTAGAACCAACCTCAGAGGCGGTGCCGTAATCGTTGTTGATACCAGTCTGTGCACCTGAGGCGTCTTCCATAGTTTCACCCACGAAAGAACCTACATTGGTAGGCGAGGTGACACCAGTGGTGCCGCCATAAGCAGTGCCATATTTGCCCAAGAAAGGAATATTCATGCTCTTGTAGATCTTGATACCGGCGATGTCGATGATGCCGTTACCGCCCTGCAGAGCAGTGCCCTGAGAGTCGCGGTTTACAAGACCATTAGAACCAACAGCTTGAATCAATTCGTAGTATTGACGTGGGTTCAATACGGCCACACGTCCGTCAGAGGTAACACCCTTTTCGTCTAGCGCAGCTGCTGCGTCGTAGAAGGCTGATACCAAGTTGCCAGAGTTGAATGCATCAGAATCATTCGTGGAAGCACCAACGCGAATCTGTGTACCACCTGGCTCAACAAAGCCCGTCTTGGTGATAGGTGATGCCTGACGTGCACCACGTGCTACTGCACGGAATGCAAGACGGTCATATTTTTCTGCGAGTGCATATCCGATCTTACGTGATATTTCTCCACGCAGGTCGTAGTGAGATAGTACCTCGTCTAAATTATAAACAAAGGCTGAACTAATTAACAAATCATCAACAGTGATTGTCTTCTCAGCGACCGGCGGTGCACCATCAGAGTTACCAAGAATGCTGTTGCCAGGTGTATGAAACTCAGACTTTGTACGACCGGTGTAAATGAACTGCAATGACTTGCCGTTCTTAAGTGTACGCTTCATGATCAAATCACGAGCAATTGTGTTATTCTGGAAGCCTTTAAACATCTCCCCTGAGAACAACTTCAAATAAAGAGCGCGGGCGTCTCCCGTTGCGTTTGACTGACCAGCCCTTGTAAGGTTAGTGGTCAGTGTAGAATTTTGTTGTGCCATTGTATTGGTTAATTAAATATAAACAGAACTAAGATCTTAGAATTTTGTGGTCTATTCCCACCGTCTAGACGGCAAAGGGTATCCTCGTAAGGGCCAATGCCATGCCAGGGAGGTCCGACTCTGAGGTGCCTCCCAAGCTGTTACTCCTCTTCAGGAGTTTCTTCTTCTTTCTCTTCTTCTTTTTTTTCAGGCTCAGGACCATAGCTAGTCACAAAAGCCTTTAGTACATCAGATTGTTGAGACATTAGAAATTAAGGTTAGAACGTTCCAATTGCTGCATGATGTCGTTTCGATAAGCAGGGTCTGAGTCGTAACGAGGGTCAGACATAGCTTTGACTAATTCAGCTTGGCTACGAAATTCAGATTGAGTATTGCTTGATCCTTTACCGGTAAGTAGTTTACCTTCAGAACCTGTAGCATCATTGTACCTAGACAACATAGCCTGAACAGCAAAGTAAACAGAGTTAGGATTACCGTCTTCCATGACAGCATCATACATATCAATTTCTTTTTGTTCCAAAGAAGACGCTGCCCATTTCAACATAGACTCATAACCATTCTTACCACCTGCAAGGTCTTGCAAATAGTCCACATCCTCTTGTGTTAGTTGTGGTTTAGAGTCATCAGCCTCTTCAGGTTCTGGTTCTTCAGGTTCAGATTTTTCAGGTGCTGGCTCATCAGCAGGCTCCTCTTCCTGCTCAGGTTCTTGTGCTCCGAGTTTTGATTGCAGTTCTAGGTAAGCCTTCTCCAATTGTTCAGGAGAACTGTACTTACCAGCCAAGAGTTGTTCTTGGTCTTGCTGCATCTGTTCTCCAATTTCTAAGGAGTTTTGCTCATCAGCATTTAGTTCAGGTTGTGGAGCCTCTTGATATGAAAGTGTT